TGATACATCAGATTTAAGTCTAGCCACAAGAAGTATAACTCACGATTGGACAGATAAAATAGACATATCACAAATAAAACTAGAGCCTCTTAAAGACTTAACAAAAAAAGTTCTTTTTAAATATACAGAAGATGATGACGATTATATGTTTCAAAATTATAAGAAGGCAGTACAAGGTCATCTATACGGAAGCCTTAAATTAGAGTTTCCTTATTTTAACATACTTCAAGGAACAACTGAAGTAGAAGCAGAGCCATTTGGAGCTACTATAATGAAGCCTTATATGACTTTCTATCCTGGACTAGTTACCCCTGCTATTTATACTATGAATGATGACGGAGAATCTTCAGGCTTTGAAAACTCTCCTCGTATATGTTATAATAACGGAGTACAAGACTTAGGACTTACAAATACAGCAGGAGCTATGCCTCTTAGTTATTTTGTTCCAAAACAAAGTGGAGAAGCAGGTAGTAATGTGCTAAAATATTTAAAGTTTAGCCATCTTTCAAATCTACCAACAATAGCAGGAAATACTAAAGACTTAAATTTCGGAGCTTGTCAATTAGTAGTAGATGGTGCTGTTGCTCCTCCTGATAATTTATATAACTTGTATTGGGCAGATTATTATTTGGAATTATACAACCCTGATACTCGAATAATGAAATTAAAAGTTAATCTTAATGCAGCAGATGTGCAAAGCTTTAAGTTTAATGACAGAGTATTTATTAAGAATAGAACTTTTAGAGTAAATAAAATAGATTATAAACCTCACGACTTAGCATCTGTCGAATTTATACTTATACCATAATGTCAAAAATACCTACAATACCCTTTGCTCCAGGATTTGATATAAAGCCAAAAGCTATTACTAATATTGGTACTGTTACTTTTACAGATGGTGTTAATGAAAATATAGTACCTAATCAAAGACAATGCGAGAAGTATGGATATAATTATGATCCTGCTACTAGGACTTGCTATGCTTTTAAATATACTCCAGGACTAACTTCTAGCTTTAACAAGACTGATAGTATAATAAAAGGAGACCAAAATATTTTAGGTAGTTCTACATCTTCAGTAGTTTTAGGTCAAGCAAACTCAATAAGAAACAGCACAAGAAATAATATAGTAACAGGAGAAGCTAATGTTATTAATAATGATATTATAAACTCGATAACTATAGGAGCTAGAGCTAATACAACAACCTCAGGCTGTATAACTTTAGGAGGCAATCAACTTTCAGATAATTTAGCAGAAAGACAGAATATTATTCTTCAATATGGGTGTCAAACTACAGGAACAACAAATGTTTCAGCAGGTATAAATAATGAAGCAGGAGTTAGATTTGTATTGCCTGATAATGCTATAATATACTTTCACGCAGATACAATAGTAGTTAGAACAGGTGGTTCTTCAGGAACAGGCTCAGTCGGAGATTACGCTTCTTATGTAGAAAGGGGTGTATTAATCAATAAAAGTGGTACTACTAGTATACAAAGAGAAAGAGATACTATAAAGACTTCAGGAACGATAACAAATTGGCGAATTTTAGCAGATGATACAGCTAATAATACCTTAGGTTTTTTATGTAGAGGTAATTCAAATCAGACATTAGAATGGAATATGAGTGTAACAATAACAATGATACAAACTAGCGTATCGTTATAAATAATAAATTATGGCAGGAAAAACGGAAACGGTAACGGTTAATGTAAAGTCAAATATAGGAGAAACTACAAAAGATGCGAGTGAGTTAGCAGGAGAATTTAAAATACTAGGTGTATCTTTAAATGGAGTGAAGGCAGGCTTTAAAGCAGTAGGAGCTTCAGCAAAAGCGTCATTTGCTACTATAAAAGCAGGAATGACTAGTACAGGGATTGGTGCTTTAGTGATAGCAATAGCATCTTTACTAACTTATTTTACGAGTACAAAAAGAGGAGCAGATAAACTGAGTCAAGGAATGGCAGGATTATCAGCAGGTTTTGATGTGTTAATAGATAGAGTGTCAATGTTTGGAGAAGGATTGTCTATGATGTTTAATCCTATGACTATGAAGAAGGGAGCTAAGATGATGGCAGATGCTTTTAAAAATATAGGTACAGAGATTGCAGCCGATGTTAAGGCTATGACTGCTTTAGAGAAAAGGACTCAATCATTAAGAGATGCAGACAACGAGTTTATGGTTCAAAAAGCTGCAACTAGAAAAGAGATAGAAAAAGCTAGATTAATTGCAGAAGATGAAACAAAGTCAGCAGAAGAAAGACTTGATAATATCAAAAAAGCACTAGAACTAGAAGCACAAACTACCGAGAGAGAGTTAGAGTTAGCTAGAGAAAGAATGCAAATTCAATTAGAAGAGATGGCTGTAAGTGAAAATTCTGCTGCTGATGAAGAAAGACTTGCTCAATTAAAAACAGAAATCATTGAGAAAGAAACAGCTTCTATTAAAATGAGAAGAAGAGTAGTTACTGAGGTTAATGCTTTAGAGAACGAAATCCGAGCAGCAGAAAAAGCTAGAGCAAAAGAGAAAGAAGACGAAGCGAAAGAAGAAGCTGAAAGGTTAGCGAAAATTGCAGAAGAGGAGAAATTAGCTAAAGAAGAAAGAGAGGAACAATTAGCAGGAGAAGCTGAAAAACTTAAAGAATTAAGAGACGAGAATTTCTTAGCTGAAATAGATGATATACAAAGAAGAGCAGAAGAACGATTAAGGCTTGAATATGAAGCTCAGCTAAAAGAGATTGCAGATTACGAAAACTTCTTAGACATAAAAAAAGAACTAGACGAAAAATATGACAGAGACAGGAGAGCTTTAAGTAAAAGAGAAGACTCTTGGTCTGAGATGTCAAGTAAACAAAGACTAAAAACTGCTTCGAGTACGGCAGGAAATTTAGCGACTATATTTGGTGAAGAATCAAAAGCAGGTAAAGCTTTTGCAATTACACAGGCTACAATCGATACTTTTGCTTCAGCAAACTCTGCTTATAAGTCTATGGCCGGAATACCTGTTGTAGGACCTGCTTTGGGTGGAATAGCGGCGGCTGCGGCAGTTGCTGCTGGACTTAAAAATGTACAAGCTATCAAAAGTGGTGGTAAAGGAGGCGGCGGAGGAGGAGGTCCTCGAGGTTCAGCTTCACAAATGCCTGCACCTCAAATGATGTCAGGAGAGTTTAATTTAGCAGGAGGAGATGATCCAGATCCAGTAAAAGCTTTTGTAGTAACTGATGAAATGAGTAATAGTCAGAATCAATTAGCTAATATTAGAAGAAGAGCTACAATTTAAGTATAAAGCATTTTAAAGAGTTCTAAGCGACTTTAAGCACTTTGTAGCATACTAGCATTGAAAAAGATATAACTTTAAAACTCTAGAGACGAGTATAAAATAAAAAAATATTATGTTAAATAATAAAAACACAAAAATCAAACAAAAATTAATTAAATACTTTATATAATATGCCTTGTGAAGAATGTAAAAACGGAAACGTAAAGTGGGGGAAAACAGGAAGCTGTGAGTATGACTCAATTGCTGAATGCGAAGAAGCCAACAAAGACTATTACGAAGAAATTAAGCCGACAAAAATTGTCGAGCTTGTAATAGCAGATGATAATGAAGAATTAGCAATTGATGCAATTAGTTTAGTTGCTAGTCCTGCAATTGAGCAAGATATGGTTTACTTTGGCAAAGAAAAGAATAATCTAACTTTAGCTAAAGTAGATGAAGACAAAAGAATGTTGGTTAGTCCTGCACTTATACCTAACAAACAGATATTTAGATACGATCCTAATACTGACTCAGAATACTACGTTTATTTTAGTCCTGAAACTGTGCGAAAAGCTAGCGAACTGTATTTAAAACACAACAACCATCATAAAGCAACTTATGAGCATCAGGATAGAGTAAGTGGAGTTTTAACTGTTGAGTCTTGGATAAAAGAAGGAGATCAAGATAAGTCTAAATTATACGGGTATGATTTACCTAACGGTACGTGGTTCGTAAAAATGCGTATTGAAAATGACGAATTGTGGTCTAAAATTAAGGATGGAGAACTTCGTGGTTTAAGTATTGAGGGTTACTTTACGGACAAGATGGAGAAAATGTCTGAAAGAACTCCAACAAATGAAGAGATACTAAAAGCTCTTAATGAGATAATAAAGGAAAATCAAACAAAATCAAATTAATTACATTATATAAAAAAAGAACCTATGGATATCAAAGAACAAATATTAGTAGCTCTTGGTCTTAATAAGGACGAAGAAGTTAAATTAGCGTGGCAAGCAAAAGGTGAAGACGGTACGATTTATGTATCTACAGCCGAAGAGCTTGAAGCAGGCGTAGATGTGTCGGTTTTAACTGAAGATGGAACGACAATACTTTTACCTGTTGGAACTTATAAGACTGATACAGGCGTATCTTTTAGAGTTGAAGAAGAAGGTATCGTATCTGAAGTTATCGAATCAGAAACTGAAGAAGTAGAAGTAGAAGAAGAAGTTGAAGCCTCAGAATTAGCTGAAGAAGACAAAGAAGATTATGATGAAGAAGCAGACGTAGCTGACTGGCGTGGTATGGAGAAGAGAATCGAAAACCTCGAAATCGCAGTAGCTAAATTAAAAGAAGCTAAAGTTGGTGGCGATGACGAAGTAGAAGAAATGTCAGAAGAAACTGAAGAAACTTCTACAAGTCCAAAATCAATAAAAACTACAGAGGTAGTTGAATTTTCAATCGAAGAATTAAAAGCTGAAAATGAAAAGTTGAAAGCTGAACTTGCAGCAACACCTGCTGACGAACCAATTAACACAAACAAATTTAGTTCAGAAAGACCTAGAATGTCTAAAGCATCTTATGATAGATTGTCAAAGCGTGAAAGGATATTAATGAACTTATAATAATAATAATAATAATTAAAAAATAAAATTATGGCATTTACAGTAACACAAGCTAACTTTAATGGAAAAGCAGCAGGTTTCTACCTGAGTGCAGCACTTAAAGAAGCAAAATCTTTAGAATACTTAACAGTATTAGAAAACATCAAGTACAAAGAAAACATTCAGAAGATGGCAGGATCAGGTTTAGTCTTAGATAATTCTTGTGACTTTTCAGATGCAGGAACACTTGCATTGACTGAGGCGGTTTTAGAACCAAAGTCTTTACAGATAAACCTTGACATATGTAAAAATACACTTTTAACGTCGTGGAATGCTCTTGAAATGAGAGCGGGAAGAGATGCAGCAGCTCCAGTATCTTTTGAAGACTACGTTATCTCTTATATGGGAGAAATCATAGCAGACGCAACTGAAAGCTCTATATGGGGTGGAGTTACAGGTACTCCAGGACAATTTAATGGATTTACAGGGTATCATTTATTACCTGGAACTGACGCAACAGTAGTTCAGTCATCAGCTTCAGCAGCTTATACAGCCGCTAATATTATAGCTAACTTACAAACTTTAGTAACTGATATTTTAGGAGGAACAGCAGCCGATGTATTAGGTAAAGATGATGCGTATATCTTTATGAATCAAAAAACTTACCAATTTTACATACAAGCTATATCTACACTAGGATATTTAAACGCTTACAATATGCAAGGAGATTATGTTCCTGTATTTGAAGGTATTAAGATTGCAGTAGCACCAGGTATGGTTGACAATCAGATGGTTTTCGGACAGAAGTCAAATATGTTCTTCGGAACTGACCTGTTAAGTGACAGCACTAGAATCGGTATAATGGATATGTCTGCACTAGATGGAAGTGACAACTTAAGATTAGTAGCTCGTTATACGGCCGGAGTTGTTCAGGGTGTAGGAGCAGATGTTGTAAGACAATCGTAAATAAATAAATGAAAGTAGGGGGGTAAAACCCTCTACTTCCTTAACCTTAAAAAAAATAAAAATATGGCTTGTGGAATATTAACAAAAGGTAGGGGACTCGACTGTAATCGAATATCGGGTGGAATAAAGTTTATTTATTTCGCAGTATACGATCAAGTGACTTCAATACCAACAGCAAACGGCGAGATTACTGACTTAGAAATGGGTAGTAATATGCTTTATAGATATACAATGCCTCTTGGTGTTGCTAGTCTAACGGACACAATTACTGGTTCAAAAGAAAATGGAACGATTTTCTATACACCAACGGTTAACGTTATTTTGAATCGACTTACAAAAGAAGATCAGAACGAAGTAAAGTTACTAGGTGCTACAAAAACAATAATATTCGCTCAATTGAATCAAACAGTAGCGGCTACTGGGCACGATGTGATAGTATGTTTAGGGAGCGTAAATGGAATGGAATTAAATGCGGGTACTATGGATAGTGGAGCAGCGTTTGGTGACCGTAGTGGATACACGTTGACTTTTGATGGTTTAGAGCATCAACCGTTCCAATTTGTTCCTGATTATACTGCTAATCCATTTGACAACGCAGGATTCACTTTAGGTGGAGTTGATTCAAATTAATTGATTGAATATACTTTTTAGTCTTTATATAGCTTGATGGAGGTGGTAAGGTTCGACCTTATATAGATTCGTCTAGCGTTCATCATAAGAAAGGGTAGCTTAGGCTACTCTTTTTTTATATAAGCAAATAAATATAGAGTTTTTACATTATATAATATGATACAAGGTAAAACAAAGTCTCCATTACTTTCAGCTACAGATGGATATGTCGTTACAGAAGATAATAGAATTTACAATTATTATACTTCTCCTGCTTCAGGTAGCTTAATAGGAAAACCTGTACCAAAATCAAAAATTAGACATTTATTTAAGTTTACAAATGAAATGGATAAGTCAGTACAATATGCTTATAATAGGGGGTCAGATACTATAACAGATAGATATACAAGTATTAGCTTTTTATATGAAGCTACTTTAGATGCTAATAGTGTTTATCTTGGAGAAACAAGCTTTAAAATGGCAGGGAGTTATACTTACGAAGTCTATGAAGTAGCCTGGAATGGTACTGTAAGCGTTGCTGTAAATAAAGCTCCTATAACTGAAACTCAAGTCCTAGAGCCTGCTGATGATGTCGGTGTAGTTATGGGTCTTTGTACTAAAGGAACAATGTATTTAACAGACGTAGATGGAACTCAACAAGTTCAATATACGCAACATCCTGAACCAAGTGAAACAAACTACATATACTACGGACAATAAAATAAATTATGAAAGATAAAATTTTAAATATCAACTTAGAAACTGAAACAGCTCCTTATGTAAAAGAAGTAAGAGGTAGAGATTATGTAGAGTATGGAACTGAAAACTGGGCAAACCTATACCCTCAATTTTTAATTGATTTATATTACAACTCAAGTACACAGGCTGCTATTATTAACGCAACAGCAGAAATGGTAGCCGCTGAAAATCTTATAATAGAAAACGAAGATGACAGAAATTTAGAGGCTAGAGTTAAGCTTCAGAATTTTATGGACAGAGCTAACTCTAATGAGAGTCTGCACGAAGTCCTTAAAAAAGTTGCTTTTGACTTTAAGCTACAAGGAGCGTTTGCTCTTAATATAGTGTGGTCAAAGGACAGGACACAAATAAGTGAAATATATCACGTAGGGGTGGAGAAAGTAAGAGCTGAAAGGCCTAATCAAATGGGCAGAGTTGAGGCTTAT